TCGGCGGCGGTGAAACCTTGGCGGGCAAAGTTCAGGGTAGCGTCGGCTGCGTCCTGCATTCCGAATACGGAATTGGCAGCGGCTGTCTTGAGCGATGCGGCCAGCTTTGCCGCTTCTTCGTCCGTGGATCCCATTGTTGCCTGAACGAGTCGCAGGGTTTTGTCCACGTCTCCGAATTCCTTCACGCTGGTTCCGGCGAGGACGACGATCGGCATCGTGACTCCGGCCGTGAGGCTGGTTCCTACTGACGTGAGGGTATTTCCGATGGTGGTTAATCCCTGCGAGATCGACTGGCTTTTGCTTAATCCCTGTAGCTGCTTCTGCGCTCCGGAAATGGCGGAAGAGAGGGATTTATCAAGTTGTCCGGCGATCTTTATCGCGATTTCATATTCACTTGCCATATTTTCTGCGTTCCTCCCTTGTCACTTCTTTCAAGTCCTCGCAGAGGTCTATCAGGTCAAAAATTCTCATGCTTAAAAAATAATCAATGCCTGAATTTAAATTCAAACTTAAAGTCAGGCAACACTTCCGGACGTACGCGAAGTCTGCGGGGTTTAATCCTCGCCGTATAAAAAATTTGTCACACGGTTTTTCACCTTGAGGGAGTCCTTTGCCTTCAGCTGCTGGAAAAATTCAAGCGGAAGGTGAGAAACGCTCGCGGCTAGAATGATTGCGTATTCCAGGGTAATCTCCGGAACCGTCGCGAAGTTTCCGTTCGTCGTGAATACCTTGTTTGCCTTGACGAGGTCATCGGCGGTAAGGTCCTCAAGTCCGGAAAGATCAACCTCTTTAATTTTTCTTCCTTCAAATTCGTATTCTTTTGAAAAAACGGCTTTCAGGGAGTCGCCTTCTTTTTTCTGGATTTCGATGATTTTGGATTCTGCCATTTTGTTTTCCTCCGATATGAAAAAACAAGCGGCCGGGCCTTTTAAGCCACGGCCGCCAGCTCATGCTTGTGCTTCCTTCTTTGGTATCAGCACTGTGATCTGATGTCGGCCATGAGGTCTACTCCGCGTACCTTGTACACGAAGTTCAGCTTGTCGAGCTCGACGAGCTCTTCGTTGTTGACCTCGATCTTGATGTACAGGATTTCGAGCTCTACCTCCGGCTCCATCTTTTTGCCCTTCTGCATTGAGCCGTTGGTGATTGTCTTCGCTTTTCCGCGGAGGACCACCTTGCACGGCTGGTAGACCGTCTTTCCGGTTGACGGATCAATGACCTGCTCTGAACCTCTGAGGGTCAGGAGGGCGGATTCGTTCACGTTGCAGATGTCGTACACGGATGTGAGCAAAATCGCAAAAGGGATTTTTACAGTCATCGACTCGAACTGGCCGGTTGCCGGGTCCTCGATTTCACCGAGGACTCCGGTTCCCTCCAGCGTGTCTGTGATGGACGAAAACTCCGGAAGTTCAACCTCTCCGGAAACGCCAACCAGTTTTTCGGCTGAGTTATAAACGTTGTAGTGGTTCAAAAGGGAAGGGATTTCTGCCATTATGAATTACCTCCTAACGCTGCCTGCAGGGTATCGATGTCGTAATTGATCACGTTTTCGATGTCCTGTGCAGGTGTATATGGTGCGATGTGCTGCCTGAACGTAATCTTGCCGGCGAGGATGTCCGTGATCGGGTTATCGTCACTTCGGTATTCGATGGACGCTCCGGCCCACTTGTCCGGTGCATAGGAATTGCAGCGGATGTTCTCGCTGTCGACAATGTTCTGAATCAGGATCTGGTTCATCGGGTTATCCACTTTGCTGAAGTAGGTATTGATGAAGTTGTTTCCTTGCCAGTTGAACATGCAGCGAACCGGCAGCCAGATGTCTTTCGCGTCTCCGCTTGACGGGTAGGCGTTGGTGTAGTTGCCCCAGAGTCTCCAGCCGTCCTGGTTCAGGGCGGTGATAATTCCGTAGCCATTCACGGTGTTCGCCTGGTCCTGATCGAGCAGGATTTCGGTTCCGTCTGCGAGGCACTCTCCGGTTGTTCCCATCATATGGTTGGACGGGCTTGCGGACGGTACGTCGTCGTTTCCTGCGTCGAGGTACTGCTTCAGGCAAGCTGCGACTGCACTCTTTGCGAAGATGTACTCTCCGATTCGGCTGCAAGGCCAGAAGGACGCGCTGAACGGAGAAGTGTATCCGCTGTCTTCCTTCACCTGCTTTGTGTCGGTGTACTTCTTTGCCTTCGTGGTGTCAATATCAAGGAATACCATAGCCTTGTAGACGCCATTGGTCAGGGTGGCCTTCGCGGTGAGCGCGAGGCCGACTTCCGGAATCTGGGACCAGCCCGGCGCGAGGATAATTCCCGGCACGATTCCGAGCTTCGGGTAGACCTGACGGATGACCTGGATTCCTGTCTCTTTTCCGGTGTCCGGATCCACGGCTCCGATGATGTCGGTCTTTGTGACCTTGGCCGGGTCGAGGGCGGTTGCTGCGGCTGTGACAGTTGTCGCGTCTGCGAGCTTTCCTCCGGCCACGAGGGTGACCACTGCGTATCCGGTCTCTGCGTCGAATGAAACGGTGTAGTCCGTTCCATATGTTCCGGTTGTATCTGTTCCACTCTTCACGGTGACGGTATCACGCAGGACGCCTTCCTCTTCAATGGTGAACTGCTTCTTGTTCACCTGGTAGCTCTTGCTCGCGATATCCTTGGTGTGCTTCGCCGGGTCCAGGACGTTAATGAAAACAATCGGGCCAACCGGGAACGCGTTCGCGGCCAGGTACATCGACTGACAAAGGGTGAACTTTGAAAAATCGGAAGAATAGCCGAGCTCCGTCTCTGCTTCCGTTGCGGAATTTGCGAGAATCGGAACGTTTACAGCCGCTGCGGGGTCTTCCGCCATGTTGACGGGAGCGGTTCCGACGATGACCTGAACTGAAGACGAGCCTGTCTTCGGAACGGTTACGGCTGTGGCTTCTTCCTGGATATAAATGCCATGCTTTATAGCCATCTTTTATGCCTCCTTCTTTTCTCTTAATTTCCACGCTTCCTTGTAGGCTTCGTAAACGTAGCCCTTCTGGGAGCGGATCATCTCATCGGCGGATCCGTACTCTCTCACTGGTACGAAAAGGTTCAGGAACTGCGGAGCGTTCGCTCTGGTTTCCTTTGCCTGCGTCGGGATGGTTGTGTATACGGTTCCGTATGTGGCCACGCCTTTAATGGTCGGGCCTACGTACATGACCGGTTCTGGTTTAGCCTCCGGTTTTACTGCCGGAGCTTTTGTTGCGGTTGTCTCAGCAGCCGCAGTCTTTTTGTTTGTGTCGCTCATGCGTACTCATCGCTCCTTCCTTGTTTCGGCACCAGAAAGTGCATTTCTATGCCTCCAAAATAAAACGGGTATGTGTCCTCATCGAGGAGTTCCCAGTCCATTTTCTGTCGCGCCCTGAAGGCGTTATCGAGGAGCGGGTACTCCGTGAATCGATCGGTGATTTTCTGGATCATAGTCAGCAGCTGCCGGTGTCCTTTGCCTTCCTTCGAATCATCAAAGACTCCGAGCTGGATGATTACTGAAACGCTCCAGGCGTCGTACTCATCCTCTTCGGCTTCCGAATCAAGGGAGCCATTCTCCAACTGCACGATAAAATACGGGAAGAACTGAGAGGCTTCCTCTTCGTCTTCCGTCAGCTTTGGCAGCCGCTGTTCATATCCAGTTATTTCTGCGTTCTCTCCGGACGAGTTCTTCAGCTCAACTCCGGCCAGAATGTTTGCGATTTCTTTCAGCAGGGATTGCTGCAGATCAAAAGCTGTCACGCATTAGCCTCCTTTTCCGACCAGCACGGCGATTTGCTGTTCCATGTAATGGTGCAGGTTCGTCTCGATGCTCGGCTCGACCACTCCGTAGACCTTCTCTTCGTTTCCGATCATCTTCGGAATCGAGTTCGAGGACAATTTCTTGATCGGGAGTCTTGCTTTGCTCCGACGCTGGAACATCTGACCGTTCGGTCCTTTGAAGGCTTTAATGTTTCCGCTATAGACCAGCGCTTTCAGGCCTCCGCCTTTTATAATGTTCGCCTTGCCTCCGGATTTCTTCGGCGCTGTCGTGTGAAATTTCACGATGCTCAGAGGTTTTCCGGCGGAATGAATCTCTGCGACAAGATTTCCGCTGTTCGCCTTCCGGATCGTCATATCCTTCTTAAAGCCTCCGGTTTTGACCGTATAGGTTGCCTGGGCTTTTTCTGCGAGGTCTCCGCGGGCGGTCGTTGCAGTTTTGTTCAGAGCTCTGGAGATTACCGTCGGGGCTTTCCCTTTCAGCTCTCCGAGTTTCGCTTGAACTTCAGCCAGCATTTTTTGATCGACTTCATACGTGATTGCCATTTTTTCATCAGCTCCTGTTCGCCTCCAGCGTTATCGAGTAGACTCCGCCTTCGTCGATCGCGTCGGTTACCGTATAAATTCTTCCGTCGAGGTTGAAGATGGTTCCCTGCTTCGGCAGCTTTCCGAAATCAGAAGCGGCCACGTAGACAAGCATCTGTTTCGTGTAGATTCCGTCCATGTGCTGGTTCAGTCTCTTCTCTCGCTCGATCTGTTCGTTGTTATCGATTTGGATCGGCATCTCCGTGCCGTTCACTTTGTGGATGTCCGAGAATTCGTCCTTGTCTATGAACGTGGTTTTGATGTCATCCTGCAGGACGTCTTTGAACAAACTCATACGGTCTTTTTCCTTCTTGGTTTCGGTTTTTCTCTCAGAGGATCCTTCGGAACTTTCCCGACGAGGTCCTCCGGGTTCCCGGTTGTACTGAGTCCGGTGATTCCGGGTTCAGCGGTTACCGGGATTGCTTTCGCCGCCGGGGTCGTCTGGCCATCCTCTTTCCAGATCGCTGCTCCGGTGTCCAGCCATGTCTCGGTCATGCCGGTGTCCTCTGGGAGAACGTCTCCGACCTCGTACTGGTATGCTCCACACAAAATTGGGAGCACTGCGATCAGGCGCTTCGTCATGCGTTGATCTTAACCAGCACGGTTGCGTCTGCCGTGTCCGCAGCACTGACCGCGAAACCGGCGAGGATGGTGCTGTCTCCGGATGTCACGGTGATTGTGCTATCCGAAGAATCGAAGTAGACCTCCGCGCCCTCGGTGATAGCTTCGGTGGTCTTCTTCGCGAACTTGTAGATACCTTCTACGTTTACGGAGTATTTCGCTCCGGGCAGAGCTCTTGTTGCGACGACTCCGATTCTCTTTCCGATCACCTGGATGGTTCCGGGTTCGATGGTATCCGAGCCAGAATTGGTGCGGTCGATCGTCTCGCCTCTCTGCCAGAAATTAGCTGTTGCCATGGTTATTCCTCCTTTCTATCACGCGAGCTTGAGCTTCGTGTCGACTTTGACGCCAGGGTTCTTGACGATGCCTCTGTAGTCCATCACGCTGATACCCCAATCGAGGTAAATATCCCAGACGAATCCGAGAGTTCCAGGTGTTTCCATTCTGCGGATGTTCGGGATTTCCTGTCCGTTCAGGTAGTCGACCTCGATGCCGTCGGTGTCGCTCTGATCTCCGAAAAGGAACCACGGCATGACGTTGCCGAATCCTCCGCAGAGAACGTTGATGGTCGGGTCTTCTACGACCTGGATGCTATCGCGGTATTCATAGAGCGGGTTCACTGCCTGGGTGTTATCGCTCGTGTTAATTGTCGGGCTGAAGAACAGGGTGTACATGTCGAACTTCATTCCGGAAGGAACGACGATGGTTGCCGGACGGATGATGATGGCCTCTCCGAACTGGTCCTTCTGGTTTGAAAGAGCCATGATCATGGTCTGCATTGCTTCCTGGGTGATTCCGGTTCCAGTTGCGAGCATGTTCTTGTGCTCCGTTCCGAAAAGTTTAGCGCCATCGTAGATGGTGTTGTTGTTTACGAGAATCTCGTAGACCTGCTTGTTGATGGTCTTCCTTGCGCTTGCTGCGTAGCGAGCAGGGATGGAAGTCACCAGACCGATATCGTCATCGATGAATGCCTTGCGGCTCAGGGTGAACTGACGGCCGTAAGTCTTCAGCTGTCTCTGCGGCAGGTGTGCGTCCTCGAATACGTCATGCTTGAGCTCTCCGTTTTCCGGAACTTCGAGGAATTCACCGACAGGCCCTGCGAGGTAGTAGTTGTCGTGCTTCTTGAAGTCACGAAGTGATCCCTTCTTTGTGAAGCGGTCGAATGTAACCGGCGCCTTGTTGTATCCTTCCTTGTATGCCTTCTCGATCGTCTGATCAAGAATTGCCGGGAATGCTGACTCCGGATTGTAGAAGGCTCTCTTTGCTACGATGTCGTAGATTTCCTCCGGGCCTTTTCTTAAGAGCGAACCGTCCTGGTATCCGTCTCTCTGCAGGCACTCGATGGCGAGGTCTCTTAAAGACATTCCTGTCAGGCTTCTTGCGCCTTCCTCCGGGTGGCCGAGCGTCATGCCGGATCTCATCACGAGGGAATCGGAAGCCATGCGACGGAATCTGTCATTTTCATCATCAACCTGGGTGATGTGGCTTGCGACCGGTGCATTATGTCTGGTGAGGTTGTCGATCACGGCAGCTCTCACCTGATCCTCTGTGGATCCATTGTTGATAAATTCAGCCGGGTCCATGTCGAACTGTCGGCAGAGGCTCTGAATGTGGAGAACTCTTTCTCTCTCAGCCTGTGCGGCTCTTGTCTCTGCTTCGGGATCCGGATTTGCTGTCTGAGATGCAGCCCTCTGTCCTTCTCCCTCTGTGCTGGTGCTTGCGGGAGCCGGATTCGCGTGAGCGGAACCGGCAGCCTGTCTTGCATCTGCAATCTGGCGCTGGAGCCTTTCGTACTCTGCAGATTCATCTGCGTTGAGGTCACGATGTTCAGCTCTTGCAGCGTCCACCAGCTGCTGCTGGCGTGCGATCATCTGTTCAATCGTCATTTTTCTTTACCTCCATTCGGTTTTTGTTTATTTGAAGTTGCCTCTCTGCGAGTCCGATTGGGATCGTCTCCCTATCTTCCGGCTTCGGTTTCATATCCCTTCCGACCCCTACTGTCGGGTCGGCAGGTACGGAGACGATGCTTATTTCGTAAGGCGCCCACTTCCTCGCGATCGAGCACGGTCCGGTGAACCGTCCATCTTCTGACTGCTTTCCGGGCATTACTTCCTCCCAGTCGTCTACCACGTAGCCTACGGAGACTCCCTTCAGGGTTCCTCCTTTGACCTTCTGGTAGATTGTTTCGGATTCCGCGTCGGTGTCGAATTCGATCTCTGCTTTGCCGCGGTTTCCTTCGATCCATGCGCGGTTGATCTTTCCGATGACCGCGTCGCGGTTATGGTTGTATAGGACGACTCCGATTTCGTTCAGCCTGTTCAGGTCGACGCAGCCGTCTGCATGGTCCAGAATTTCCGGACCGAACCATCTATCATAGGGTTCCTCACTTGAGAAGGAAAGCTCGAATTTTCTTTCGTTCCCTTCTCCTTCGAGGGCTCGAATACTTCCAGCTCCGAAAGCACGGAAGCCTTGATTTTTATTCTTTGGCATCTTTGTTTCCTCCGTCATCTCCGGTGCCGCTCTCTCCAGAGCTTTCCTCGCCTTCAGTTCCGCTGTCATCTGAGCCAGAATCATCGGCGTTGCCTTCAGCCACGGCTGCAGAATCTGCGCCTTGATTGCCTCCGTTCTGGCCTGTTCCATTGCCAGCTTCTTCCTCTTCTTCTTTTTCTGCCGCAAGTTTGCCATCGTATATAACACCTCCGATGTCGTATCCTTTTTTCTTCGCGTACTCGATCACTTCGATGTTGTCGTCGATTTGCTGTCTCCAGTCGCGGCCGTTCTCCGCAGCCACTTCTTTGAAGGTCTTTTGTCCTGTGTTGAGTGCGGTCTTTGTCGCGCTGGTTTCCTTCAGTGGATCAATCCACTTCTTCGGCGCCTTAATCCATGAATGTTCGAAGAATTCATCCTTCTTTGCGAAAAAGTCCCCGCGGACCTTGATCTTTCCGGCGAGGTAGCAGCTGATCACGAAGGTCTCGTATATCTCGTCGAGGATGGCCATGATCTGTTCGATCTCTTCCTGGAATGTCAGCTCATCCTCGATCATTCCCTGCCGTGCCGAGCTATAGTTGGTCTCGCTCATGTCTCGGCTGGTTGCTTCGG